AGTATCCGTACCGGGCTAGTGCTTCCATGATTGACTCCTTTCGTGATGTCTGATCTCTACTACAGTTCTAGTATCATGCTAATTAAGCATAGTGTCAAGAGGTTTGTAAAATATTTTTGATGGTGTTGTTTTTGTCATACACCTAAAAATAAATGCAAAAAAGCCTTGACTCGATGCTAAATAGGTATATACTGAATGTGTTGTCTTTGATTAATCACGAAAGGAAATCAAAATGAGAGTTCAAGAACGTTGCAGATTTGTCCCCGAGGGTTATGTTTTGTTGGCTCAAGACGAGGCTTTGGGTATCGAGGTTTTTGGAGATCCTGAGCGCAATGTCGCAAGGGGCTTCAGTGGTCGCAGGAATCGTGCTGACTTTGCCTACCGTTTCAACAATGCTGAGGGTATGAATGCTTACATTGCCGAATACGTTGCTGGCATTGCTGCTCAGCGTGATCGTGTTGCCCAGCGTAGAGCTGAACGTGTTGCAGCTAACCGTAATGCTGTCGTGAATGTCGGTGACATTTTCCAAGCAATGTGGGGTTACGATCAGACAAATATTGACTACTTCCAAGTTGTTGCGGTTCGTGGTCAGATGATGGACGTTCGTGAGATTGGCTGTTTGAGCGAAGGTAACGGATTGCCTGACCAAGGCGTGTGCGTCCCAGCTCCTAACAATTTCAGGGGTGAAGCTAGAAGGGTTCGTATTCAAGCCAGTGGTGAAAGCGTGTTTTTCCGTTTCGCAAGCTACGCTAATGCTTACAGGATCAATCCTGTTGCAGTAGTGGCTGGGGTTCCGATTTACGAGCAAGCCAACTGGACAGCTTACGCATGATGACCAACAAACGAAACAGAGGGGGGATGGGATACGTCCCCTTGGCTGAGGAAATTATTCAGGCACGAGGGCATTTATCCCAATCCAAAGCAGCCAGTATGATCTATACTACTCAAGCACGTTGGAGTAATTACGAAACTGGCAAAAGTCGAATGCACCCGGCTCATTGGGAGCTATTCCTTAAAAAGAAAGGAGAGCAAGATGCCTAGCTTTGAAGAAGCAAAAAAGAAGTTTTTGGCTAAGATTGGTAACAAAACTTGGGCTCAGCTCGAAGACGAGCGAGAGGCTGAGAACGCTGCCAAGGCTAAAAAGCTTATGACTCCTGAGTATGTAGCTCAGTGGGGAAAAGCCAAAGAAGATGCCAAAGGCAACTAAGAAGGTAAACGGGATAGTCGGTAAAGCATTACGACCTAATGCAAGCATTGCTGCCGACTATGCCAAGCCAACAGTCGATTTGATCGGCTTGATGTCTCGTGACGTTGAGAGACAACTCAAAAAACTATTTAAAGAAAACAATTTCGGGTTTGCTGAGGATGCTTCAATCTCTAGTCAAGCCCGAATCCTATTGAACTGGCTGCTGCTCAAGTGGTCAAAACGCTTCAATGAGGTCGCTAAGCGATCAACGGAGCGCATGATAGAGCGCACTATCCGCAACTCAGCCGTAACGCTGGGGCTGTCATTAAAGGACGCTGCGGAGGATTTTAAGATCGACACTTCCTTCAGGAATGCTCAGATCAACGATGTAATCAAGGCAAGCACCCAAGAAGCTGCAAATCTTATCAAAGTAATTCCGCAAAAGTACCTAGCCGAAGTCCAAGGTCAGGTCATGCGAAGCATTACAACTGGAAAAGGAATGGAGGATCTTGTCCCCTTCCTGACAAAAAAATACAATGGCAATATTCGTCATGCGAGGAATGTTGCATTGGATCAGACTCGCAAGGCTTATCAATCGATCAATACTGCAAGACTTAAAACGCTTGGAGTTAAAAGCTTTATATGGATACACTCCGGTGGAGGTAAAGAGCCTCGGGTGAATCATATTAGAATGTCGGGTAATGAGTATTCATTCGACAATCCTCCCGTAATTGGGGTAATGTACGGGGAAGAAGTGCGGGGATTACCCGGTGATTTACCAAATTGCCGTTGTATATGCAAGCCAGTCATCAACTTTGATTTAGACGAATAAGGAACCAAAATGAAAGATCAACTAAACGCAGTAGAGTCAGCGAATATGAGCATTGCCTCAATCGCTGGCATGGGCGAATCTGCCCAAGCAGAAGGTGTTTACACTTTTAAATGCTTTGAATACGAAGGCGGTCCCCTGCTTTGGGAAGACACAATCGAAAACGTAGTTTGTACCCTAGGTAAAAACTTGATGCTGCAGACAGCTTTGACTGGCTCAGCTTATACCGTAACAGGTCCTTACATGGGCTTGATTAGCTCTATCGGCTATACAGCAGTTGCTGCTTCCGATACGATGGCTTCTCATAGTGGCTGGAATGAAGCTGGTTCAACCAATGCTCCTACTTTTGCAGCTCGTGTTGCTCCTGCATTCGGCACTGCTTCTGCTGGCGCAATCTCCACTTCAACACCAACTAGCTTCACAATGACTGGCGCAGGTACTTTGGTCGGTGCGTTTATTACTTACGGCACTGGCGCAGTTACTACATTGATGAGCACTGCAGGTACTTTGTTGTCTGCTGGCGCATTCACTGGCGGTAATCAGCCTGTTAATAGCGGTAACGTTGTTCAAGTTACTTACTCACTAAGCCTCTAAGGAATAAATCATGCCTAAATTTACTCAAGGTCAAGAAGTATCTCAAATCATTACAGCCCCTATTACTGGGACTGTTGAAAAGTTTGCTTTTGACGAAAACACTGGCGAAATCGTTTTTTTGGTAGCCTACAAAGACGCAGACGGTGAAGACCAAAAGCGTTATTTCAAAGAAACTGAAATCGCTGCCGTCTAATCATGACATTTTTATTAGTTAACCGGGTACGAGAGACCACAATCTCTCCCGGTACGGGTACGGCAACTCTCGCAGGTGCAGCCCTTGGCTATCAAACCTTCTCCGCAGGGGTAGGGGCAAATAACACGACTTATTATGTTATTGCCGATCAGTCGGGCGCAAACTGGGAGGTAGGTTATGGCACTGTTGGCTCGGGAGGCACTACGCTTGCTCGAACTACAGTGCTGTCCTCGTCCAACGCTGGATCATTGGTGAACTTCTCCAGTGGTACGCAGGACGTATGGGTCGATTACCCAGCTAATAAAGCAGTATTTCAAGATTCAACTGGGACCGTATCTGTCCCAGTATTGTTGACAACTTCAACAACTAACACGACTCCAAATCTTAGTTTTAATGCGTCAAACACTGGCTTTTCTGTTGGCGCAAGTGTTTCAGGAAGTTATCTTCAGTCTCTTTTGCAAAACAAAAGCGGAACTGCTGGAGCTTCAGCTAATTACGTTTTAAGCAATGACTTAGGAACTGATTCAAGTTATTACGGTGAGTTTGGAATGAACTCATCGGTATATAGTTCAGGAACTCCCACAGATTTTTACTCTATCAATAACGGAATTTATTTTTCCGGTCATGATGGGGATATAACTTTTGGCTCGGGCAATGGTTTTAAATCATATTTTGCTTGGGGATCTTCAGGTCAATCTGCTCACGTTATCAACGCTTCAGGAGCATTAGGGTTTTCCACTAATTTAGGAACCACTCCAGCATTAAGCGGAACAACTGGATTTGGCACTTTCGGTCAAGCATTAATTTCTGCAGGAAATGCAGCAGCTCCAGCTTGGGGAATTCTTGGAGCGAGTGGTGGCGGTACTGGTCAGTCTACGCTTCAATCTGCTTTAGCAGCATTTTTAGGTTTTACTACTACTGCAACGGCAGCAGGAACTACAACTTTAACTAATACAAGCACTTTTAATCAGGTATTTACTGGATCATCAACTCAAACAATAGTATTGCCAGTTACAAGCACTTTGGCTCAAGGCTGGAGTTATCAAGTAATTAACAACAGCACTGGTAATTTAACTGTTAATAGTTCAGGTTCAAATTTAGTTGGCGTGGTTTTGCCCAACTCAACAGCAAAAATTATTTGTATTTTGACTTCAGGAACATCCGCAGCTTCTTGGAGTTTTGCTTTTGATTCTTTTGCTTCAAATACAGGGTCGGGCGCAAATGTATTAGCAAATAGTCCAACTTTAATTACTCCAGTTTTGGGCGTAGCAAGTGCAACATCCGTAAACACTCCAAATACATTCGGATTTAAAAATCGATTAATTGACGCTGGATTTATTGTCAATCAAATGGCTTATACCTCGGGGACAGCTTTATCTGCTGGAGTGTATGGTCATGATATGTGGAAAGCTGGCTCAGGAGGGTGTACCTACACCTTTACTCAAGGCTCAACTGGAGTGCCAATCGGCATTACTATTAGCGCAGGAAGCTTACAGCAAGTAATTGAAGGGGCTTTGGTAGCGGACAGCACTAGCTATACATTATCTTGGCAAGGAACTGCTCAAGGACGAATTAATGGCGGTTCTTACGCAGCAAGCCCAATTACAGTCACAGGATTAACTGCTGGATCAAATTTAACTGTTGAATTTAATACGGGAACTCTTGCTTATCCACAGTTGGAAAGCGGTTCATATGCTACTAGCTGGGATTTTAGAAATTATGAGCAAGAGTTAATTTATTGCTTCCGTTACTATTATTCAGCTCCATCACAAGCTTATTATGGTATTCGATACGGAGGAACTTCTCCTTGGTTAACTACAGTATTTCCAGTAAGAATGCGGACTTCTCCATCGGTTACTGTTTCATTTTCAACCATTTTTTGTTCATCAGGAACATTAAATTCAATGCCTGTTTATGGCGTAACTACTGATAATCTTTCTATTTATTTTTACACAAGCAACGTTTCTGTAGATTTTGGTGCTTCTGTATCATATAAAGCGGATGCAAGGTTATAAATGTACCAACTTATAAATAATCCAAATACCGGGAAACCTGCTCCAATGGTCCTTAGATTGGCAGATAACGCATATATTCCTTTTGCAGATGGCAATGTTGACTATGAGGCATATAAAACATGGTTAGCCGAGGGAAATACCCCACTTCCAGCGAGTGATTAATGTTTGGTAGCTATCCATTTTCGGGTGCTCCAATATCGGGGCTTTATGGCAAAGTAACAACTTTTTTTGTTACTATTTCAGAAAATGGGAATGCTCAAGATTCTCAATCCATACTTGTCCTTGTTTATGGAAATTTATCTGAGACAGGTAATGCTGTTGATACTGTTTCACAAAATAATTTTGCTCCGTTAAATATTGCGGAAGCTGGAAATGCAGTTGATTCGGTTTCTGAATCAATGTTTGCTCCAGCGTCAATATCTGAAAGTGCGTCTGCTGTTGATGTAGTTTCCGAGTCAATGTCAGCTCCTGTTACTTTGTCTGAACTAGGAAATGCCGTAGATACTGTTTCGGAAAATACAAATACTCCAGTTGCAGTGACTGAAGCTGGAAATGCGGTAGATTCTCAATCCGAGTCAATGTCGGCTCCAATATCAGTATCTGAGTCTGCAAGTGCAATAGATACTGTTTCTGAGTCAATGACGGCTCCTAATAGCGTTTCTGAATCCGGGTCTGCAATGGATACGGTTTCAGAAAATATGACGGCTCAGGGCGTGGTTTCAGAGGCTGGGAATGCAGTTGATACCGTATCAGAGAACACAACTACCCCTATTTTGGTTACTGAGTCAGCCACTGCTATAGATAGCCAATCCGAAACAATGTCGGCTCCAGTTGCCATATCTGAGGCTGGAAATGCGGTAGATACCGTTTCTGAAAACATGACGGCTCAAGGTGTAATTATCGAAACTGGATCTGCCATTGAGACAATTTCAGAAAATTCGACTGCTCCAGTAACGATAACAGAGACTGCAAACGCTACAAATACTCAATCCGAAACAATGTTTTCACCGACTTCTGTAAATGAAGTTGTAAATGCTCAGGATGCTCAGTCAGAAAATATGACAGCACCAATATCAATATCTGAGGTTGCAAACGCTCAATCTACTCAATCTGAAAACATGATTGCTTCGGTAGTTGTTACTGAAGCTGCCAATGCTCAAGATACCGTTTCTCAAAATATAACGGCTTATTTGGCAGCAATCGAAACTGCTAATGCCTTAGACGTTCAAACCCAAAACATGATTGCGCTACTATCAGTAGCAGAATCAGGGCTGGCTTCTGATGCTGCATCGGAGTCAATGACAGCTTATTTGCAAATGGCAGAAGCTGGAAATGCTGAAGATTTAGTCATTCAAAACATGATTGCCCCGGTAAATGTTATCGAGGCAGGATTGGCTGAAGATATTGTCAGTCAAGTCCTTACAGCTTCGCTTAACATTGACGAGGCTGCAAACGCTCAAGATTCGACTAATGCAAAGAACTATGTCATAGTCGCAGTAGTAGAATCGGGCAATGCAGTAGACGTTTATATTTGCGCTCCAATCTTCCAAAAATCGGATAAAGTTTGGCACGTTTCACCAAGACCGACAAATTGGCAAGTAGCGCAAAGATTAGATTATTGGCACGTTTCACCAAGACAGGATTATTGGCAAGCTCATGAATAGTTACATTTTAGAAAAACGGACCTCCGAATCAATTTATTACGATATTGATTGCACCTATATTCTTGATACTTTGGAGACTATCAGCAGCGTCACTTCAGTAACTGCGGATCAGCCGGGTCTTGTAATGATTGGTCCAGCTATTAATCCCGATCCAATTACTTTTCCTGATAAGCAAGTAGCTGCCCCCGGAAAAGTGATTTCAATTCAAATTTCAGAAGGTGTAATTCCTGCCCCACAAATCAACCAACTCTATACAATAAGAGCATTATTTACGACAACTGAGGGCAACACTAGGGAAGCCACTGTTTTATTAAATGTGACAGACATTCCTACTCAGACAGGGAGAATTTGCTAATGCCGTTAAAAGAAGGTTACTCAAAAGAGGTCATTCAGGAAAATATTCGTGAAATGATTAAAGCTGGGCATGATCCCAAGCAAGCAATGGCTGCTGCCTATTCCAATGCCCGTAAGTCTCATGGCGTTGATGAGGTAGAAACCGAGGAAATGAAAGAATCCCATAAACGGGATTTAAAAGAGGAGCCCGATTCAAAAATCGTGGCTTTTATTGTATATACAGACGATGACAAGATCCTATGGATGAAGCGCACCAAGGACGATACTTGGGGTTTTCCCGGTGGTCATGTTGAAGAAGGCGAATCTGCCATTGAAGGTGCAATTCGTGAGTCTCGTGAGGAGATCATGCACGTTCCTGAAACAGGTCTCCAGTTGATCTATTCAGAGGGAAAGGTCCGCTTATTTGGCTGCAATGACGGTGAATTTAAGCCTGAGCTTAATGAGGAACATAGCGAATTCGTATGGGCAACCATTGAGGACGCTCCTGAGCCCATATTTCCGAAAGTTGACGGTGACGAGGAAAAGATTGCGGAAGCTGCTGAAGTTAACGCTTCGGCTATGGATAAGCGTGAATACGATACAAACGGATGGTTTGAAGTAAAAGACAATCCTCTTTCAATGGTCGGGGTATTCCCTTATTCAGGCAGATCAATTTCCCCTGAATGCGATCAAGACAGGGTTTACATGGTTTATCGTCCAGCCGAGGAGCTTAGCTCCACTGACTGTATAGATTCATTCAAATTGATCCCTTGGATTGACAATCACGTCATGCTTGGAAGCGAAGACGAAGGATTGACTCCTTCAGAGCAAAAGGGCGTAC